GCTCTCCGGCAGCACGAGAAGCGCCGGGTAGCTCCAGTTGGCGGCGACGGGTAGCGTCGCTCCGAGGGCGCTGTAGGAGCGCGTCGAAGGGTTGATGACGCGCGAGCCTCCGGAGACGAGAGGAGACGGGGGAGACTCCGTACGGAAACACAAGATCTCTTGTGTGCTCGGTATCGTCGCAGCGTCAAAGCGTCCGAAGCCCGTCGAGCCGTACTCCGGGAACGCTTGGCCGTTTGCGTAGATCGGAGGGTTCCAACCTCGATACTGGGTGTCGCCCACCTCCGACGCAAGCCGGTACGCGAGCTGCGCACCGTCCCGGCCGGGCATTCCTGCTTTGATCGAACGGACGAGCACGTCCTCGGCCTGGCTGTTGTGTACGTGCGCGGTGAGCTTTGACAGGGCGTCGAGCGGCTTTCCATGGCCCGGCCTGCTCGTCGATTGCGTATAGCTCGAGTCGGCCGGCGTCGGCGGCGTAACCACCGGACGGAGCTTGTCGCGCGTCAACTGCGAAGGAATGAGGAGGCCGCCGGGTATCGCCGTGCCTATTCTGTCACCCATGGCTAGCCCCTCCCATACACAGGCGCGCGGCCTGGCGTCAGTCCTAACGCACCCACGATCCGGCCGGTGAGATCAGGAGAGCTCAAGATGGCCTGGGCAATGGTGGCGGAGTCCATTTGCAGGACTACAGTCGAGCCGCCCATGGCTCCGCCGGTGTTGATAGCCTCGAGCCCGTCCCGGCCTAGCGCGTCCATGCCGCGGCCGGTGACAATGCCCTCTTGCGGTTGCGCCATGATGTTGACGTGGTCGGCCGAGGCAGCACCGCCGCCGGGCATTCTGTCAGCCACGAGTCCGCCGACAGGGAAGTCGGGCGGCTTCTGCGCGGCTATTGTGGCAAGTTGCGTGGCCGTGGCAATGCTGGCGGCACCGGCGGCGCCTGCCGGAGCTAACGGCCCCATAAAGGCGAAGGCGGGAATTAGGGCCACCGCTGCACGAGCGCCGTCAATTATGGCCTGGGCCTTTTGCGCGGCCTGTTGCGCTCTGAATGACTTTCGCGCCTGCTTCTCGGCCATGCGTTCGAGCTTCTTCATTTTCTTCTCGTCCGCGTCTTCGAGCCTGTCGATCTCGTCGAGTCGCCGATCGGCCTCGGCCTCACTGATCTTGCCCGACTCCAAAAGGCCGGCAATGTTCTCTTCGCGCTTCTCACGGCGCTTCTCTCCCTCTTGCTCAATGGCTGCCGTTTGCTTGTCGAGTATGGACTGAATCTTATCGATCTGGAGCTGTGCGAAGCCGTCCACGGCACTGGCTGCGCCTCCGATGACTGTGTCGATATCCGCCACCGTTTGCGCCGCTGCGGCTAATGCGGCCTCCTTTGCCTTCTTGTCGAGATCTTGCCGGAGCTTGTCTACCTCTTCGAGTAGTTTCTTCTGTTTCTCGGCGCGCTCTTCATCGACGGCCTCGAGGTCTCGGATCCGTCGAGCCTCCGCCGCTGCAAGTGCCTCACTCGCGGCTGCCTGATCTCCCGCTTCCATCATGACCGCGGCGATGGCGTCGATACGATCCTCATAGGCGGCGTTGACCTTCTCCTCGGCTGTCAGGGTGTCAGCCGATGCCGACTCCGTGATCGAGGCTAGCTGATCGCGCGCCTTCCCTTGATCCTGGATAGCCTTGATCGTCTCGCGGATAGTTCGCGCTCGTTCGCGCTCTGCCTCTGCGGCTGCCTGTTTTGCGCGGGTTGCGGCCTCCGTCGCTGCCTTCTCGTCTTCTGTCTTCGTCTTTAGCTTTCCGCTGGTGACCATTGCGGCTGCAGCGTCATCTTGCGCCTCTTTGAGCACATCACCGTAGCCGGCCCACGCGGCTACCGATGCCCACGTAGCGGACTCGTTCTCGACCATTACGTCTTTGATCGCGAGCGCCGGGAATACCACTCGGGCGATCTTGCCGAGGCCTTCCATTTTCTCCATCATGCCAGCGACGGCGAAACCGGCGACGAGGATGGCCTCGGCCGAGTCCGAGAACGCGCCGGCTAACTCTATGCCGATGACGAGCTTGAGCCGATCAGCTAGGGCGCCGATTCCGCCGAGCGCGTTGTTAAAGTCGTGGACGCTTGCAAGCGCCTCCGGCGGAATCGGGGCAAAGACGCCGGCATCCTCGAACGGCTCCATCGCCTCCGCGAGCTCTTCCGCCTCATCAATGAGTCCGACGATCACTTTGACGGACGCCGCGCCGGCGATGCCAATCCCAGCTATCGCCAGTCCAGCCGCCACGAGCCCCGCGCCCACCGGGCCAATGGCCGCGGACGCCTCGAACATGGAGCGCGCGAACTTTTCCACCTGGCCAGCACTGCCACCGACGGCGCCACCGAACCCCTCGGCCGCTTGTTTCGCGGACTCGAACCCGGCGCGCGTCTTGTCGCTCGCGCTCTTCTGCGCCTTGGCCGTCTTCTTCGCTGCCTTCTCGGCGCGCTTGTACTGCTTCTCGAGGCCCTTGACCATGGCCTTCGCTTCTTTGCTACTGATCTCCGGGAGCTTCGCAAGCTCTTTGCGCATGTCTGCGAGATCGGCCTCGAAGGCTATTCGGACGCGTTCTTCGGTGGCCATTACTTGCCTCCCAGCACATCGCCCATGGTATCGGCCAAGCGCTCGAGAAGCCGCGGAACGCTGGCGAGTCCTGGCTTACGGATCAACTCTTGCCAGGCGCTCTTACCTCCCTGGGCGCGGCCTTTAATGTACACGACATAGGGCGAGGTATTGCCCACGAACGACTCGAGCCGATCATTCGACACCACGCGAACGCCAGAGACGATAGCCGCGCGGCTTCTGCCGGTCTTGACTGGCCATTGGCCGATCGCGTCAGCGCCCAGTCTTGCGGCCTCGGAGTCGAGGACGGGAAGGAGTCCGGGGCGCGCGTCGTTGATGGCGCGGCGATAGATACGGTCGAGAGTATCGTCCATCACCACCGACGCGTCACCGCTTGTGTACCTTAGCTTTGCCACCGCTCACCCTCACTTGATTCCATGCCAGTAATCGGACTTGATCTGCGGCTGGGAGCGTCGAGAACCACCCAGGAAACTTGCCCCACAGCCGCTCGATCTCCATCAACTGGAAGTCGAGGACGCCGGAGCCTCGGAAAAATCCGCGGCCTCTTTGACATCGCCTCCGGAAAGGTGAGCCACCGCCTCGGATAATTTTCCCATGGCCGCGATACCGGCCTCGAAGATCTGCTCGAGCGTCGTGCCGTCTTTGCGCATCAAGAGCTCCTCGAGCACCTTGCCGCCGTACACCGCGGGATCGTGTCCGCATCTCGCATAGGACGCGGACGGCCGCCCGCGCCCTCGCCAGCAAACGCCAAGCGCAGCAAATAGGGACCGGTTCTTTACGCCGTTCCCATAGTACAGATGCACGATATCGAGCCGCGTGGCTACCGACGACGGCGCTTCAAGCGTCACATCCTCATACTTTCCGATCGTTGTCATTGTGCGTCCCTTTTGTTGTGGCTATGCGGCCTGTGAATAGGCCACGTCGCCGGTGATAGCGCCGAGGATCTCCCAGCTCAACGACCACGTATCCGGATCGCCCTCGCTCCAGTCGAGCGAGACGCGGCAGTCTTCCATGGTGAACGTGTGATCGAAGTCGTCGTCGAAGTCCGTCCCCTCGATCTGAATCTTGATGTCGATCGTGTCCGGCTTGGGAGCTGCGCCCATGGTGCCGACGCGAGCCGCGAAGGCCGATCCCGCCTTGATCGAGAGGAAGTCGGAGATGCAACCCGTGGTGGCGTCGGTGAACTGGGAGAACATCGCCGTCAACGAGCCGGACGGGTAGACGCGAGTGCCTCGCGCAACGCTCTTGAGCCGTCCGCGACGCTCGTACTTGATGATCTCGTACAGGCCGTCGACGAGCCCGGACACGCTGATATCTCCGTTGTCGCATTCGAGCTCAAGCTCTAACGGCGTCGGAGTCGCGCCACCGATGAGCGTCACGGTGCCGTGGGTGAAGTTTTTAACGTAGGTGCTTTTTGCCAAGGTGTCCCCCTAAGAGAGAGCGAAACGGTGAGTGAGTCGGAATCGAATGTCAGAAATGTGAATCGTCTTGCCGACGACGCGCCGAGACTCGACGCCCTCGAGTCGCGTTGTCAGTCCGCCGGCTCGGTTCGTCGTCATGACGGCTTGAATGACGGACTGTTCTGCGTCCATAGCGGCGTCAATATCTGCGACGGTGGCGTCTGCCTTGACGCGCCAGGCGACACGGAGGCCGACGAAGGTGTGCACCATGGAGCCGTAGGGCAAGCGCTGCCGAACGTCGACGGGCTCGGGGGCTGTCGAGAGCATGCCGAGCGCAAAGGAGCGGTGCACGATCTGCCGCGTATCGGCCGTCGGAAAGTCGTCGTAACTGTGACGGCTGATCTTGTAGTCGGTGAGCGCTCCGGTGATGGCGTCCGCCATGCGAGACCGCACCGTCGATACTGGCAGAGGCGTCGTCATTCGCGACTCATGAGCCATACGGACGAGGTGACGCTGCGCCGCTTGTCTGTGTCCGGCTGGCCAGTATCGCCAGAGTCATAGACGAGCGTGAGCGTGCCCCACGCGTGCTCGTACCGCTCACGCCAGCGATCGGCCGTCGTCTGGTACACGTTCTCGAAGTTCGCCAGATCCTCGAAGATGAGCGAGGCCCATAGGGATAGCCACACCTGACGCATGGCGGACGGGGAGAAGATACGGCCGGGCCGGTTGTCCTCCTCGATGAGGCGCAACTGCACCTCGATATCCACCTCGTCGAGCTTGGCTTGATAGTCGGCCAGGCTCATACGGGTAATGACTTCCGAGTCCGCCGTATCAAGCGAGCGGAGGCGGCGGAAGAGATCGACTGTACCCACTGTCGGATACAGACGAGCGCGCACCAACGCAGCGTCATTCCGGAATAGACGGACGACGCCGGAGAGCTCGAGTCGCCACTCTGCCCACCAGCCGAGGCCGCACTCTTGAGCGTCGAGCGTTGAAGCGTCGATCGTCGCCGTCGCTACACCGCCGGGAAAGGTGAGCGCGTTTGTAACCACCTCGATGCCGGACGCGTTGTAGAGCTTGAGCGTGCCCACTGTCACCGCGACAATGGCGCCGTCTCGATACACCGGACACGTAATCGTCTCTGCCCTCTGCTCGATGAGGTGAGGGAGCTCGAAGGCCGCGGTGTACTGCGTCGCCATTACTTGCGCTCAAGTGTGCGCTCGACGCGCCGTACATGCTCGGCCGCTCGCTCGCGGCACTTGTCCACGTCCACCCGTTGCCCGGCTTGTTTCTGCGCCTCGACGAACTTGCCCGTCCAGTCACGGTGAGCGCGCTCGAGGCCGTCGCTAGTCTTGCGGTTCAATGTCGGCCTCCTTCTTCTTTTTCTTCTTCTTCTTTGGCGGCTCGATACCGAGGACGGTGTCGAGCTCGGCGGATAGCGTGTCCATGTCCGCGCGTGCCCTGTCGGCCAGACCTTGCAGCTTCGGGTTCGAGTGCGCCTTGCTGGCGTAGTCTTCAAAGCGTTTGCGGGCTCTGTCGCGCAGTTCTTCGAGGACGTATGGCTCCGGCGCGTCGATCTTTCCGTTGTCCTTTAGCCAGACGCAAAACTCGACAAACCCGGCCACGTCGGAGACGACGACCGAAGAGCCCTTGTGTGGAGTCTCGAACTCCGAGAGATAGGCCGTCGTCTTGTTGATCGCGTCGTGGGCTCGAAGGTAGTTGGTGTCCGGGCCTCGCACGTCCCACGGGATCTCTGTCCACCCACGTTTGCGCCACTTTGCGCGCTCGTCGTCCGGATCGACGTTGGGGTCGTCGACAAACCGGAGCTCCTTTAGCAACGGCACAACTTCGCCCTCGAGCACCGCCCACCGTAACGGGTGCGCGATGTAAACGAATGGCGGCTTATTCGTGAGTCTTACTGGCTGATCTTTGCGGCTCCGCGCTTTCTTCGTGACCTTTCGGCCGCTTGATGCGGTGCCCTTCTTCTGTATTCTTGGCATGTGTGCGTCCTTTTGTGGGAGAGGGGTGGCCTCGGAGTGGCCTCGAGGACGCACATCCGCGACCACCGAAGCCACCCCAGGAGGGGTTACGCGTCAGAGATGATCGTCACACCGCCAGCGTCGATGCCCAATGAGGCGCCGGCGTAGTGGTTCATGACGTGCTTCTTCGTGTCTTTGGCGTTGTCGAAGTCGCGCGCATACATGCAGCCGCGGCCGAGAATGAGCTTGTTCATGTCGCCGTCGGGCACGGGCGTAGCGTCCGCCCACACGACAGAGCCGGTAGCCATCAGGGCACCCCCGCGGTCTGCGCCGGCGTTGAGAGTGTTTACTCGGTTACTCGTGAACACGGCCATTCCGAAGAAGTTGCCCTTGTAGCCCTGGCCCTTGACTGCGAGTTGCTCCTGTGTCGCGGGTGCCCACTGCACCGCTCCGGCCGTCGAGCCGAGGAGCTCGAGGTGCACATCGCCCCACTGTTGCCCATGGAGAATGGCGAGAAGCCCTTCATTGATCGGCGCTTCCGCCACGTCGAGCAGAATAGACGCACGAATGAGCGAGGCCAGATCGAGATCAACGCCCGTTCCCGGCCCTTCGGTAGCGGTGAATCCGTCGATCACTCCTGCAACCAAGTTGGTGAGGTTATTCGAGCACGAGATCACCGTATCTTGGACGAACGCGTCTTCCTTCGACGGAAAGCCGATCGAGTCGGTGATCGAGGCGAGGCCGGATGCGTTGTACTGCTTCGCGTAGCGTTGAATCGTCACGGTGACGCTGGAGTCCGTCAGCGCCGTCTCAACGGCTGCCGTATTCTCGGCAACGGCCGCGAGGTCGTCGTATCCGAAGAATCCAAGCTGCGCGAGCTTGATGGTCGTTGAGCCACTGCCGGCGATGTCTCCGAGATAGCCGCCGGTGAGAACCGGGTGCATCGGCAGAGCGTTTCGATCTGCGTAGAGTAGCTGGAATTTCGCCCGGAGTACTTCGGCAACCCGAAGATCAGTCAACCCACTGTAGAGAATCTCATTGGCCAAGGTGGCCCCCTATTTTTCGCGTATGGTTATCGTTCTGCCCATACGCGACACGGGGGATACCGTCGGGAGCGACCCGGTAGGCTACCTGGCTAGGGTAGCCGATATTTCGAGACGCCTCAAGTCCGGGAAGCGTTCCAAGCCTTCAGCGTAGCCTCGAGATCAGCGCGAGGGCCGCCATTCTCGAAGCGCTCGCGAGCCAGGCGGATAGCGTCCGCGGTGACATCAGCCGCCGGCGCCTCTCCGCTCGAGTGGACACCGGAGCGCGGCAAAGGTGGCGACGCTGGCGAGACTGGCGTTCCAACTTCTGACGGTGGGGCCGGCGGCGCCGGCGCGTCGAAGTAAGCAAGCAACGGACGCGGCCGGGTTGACGGATCTTCCTTCATCCCGTCCACCCACTCGGCGATAGCTGGACGAGACTCCTCCGGCAGTCGGCCGTGAAGGAAGCGAACCATAGCCCGCCCGTCGCCGTCAAAGCCTCGTTCAGCCAGTGCCGTGTCAAGTCCTGCGTCGACAGCCAGGGCCGCGAGCTTGGCGCGGGTTGCGTCGAGCTCCGCGCGCATGGCCTCGGCCGCAGTGGCGCTCTCTGCGTGACTCTGCAACGAAGAGCGCGCCTCGTCGAGCTCCGCCTTTAGCTTGCTGCGCTCGCTCACGACCTGTTGAAACCGCTCATACGGTACCGTCTCTGTCTTCTTCTCTTCTTCCATTGTGCGCCTCTTAGCTGAATCGTCGGTTGACTTCTGCGATATCACGGAGAGCGGCTTCTGCCTGCTCTGCGCTGATGCCGGGGTGTTGCCTCTGGTATGCCTCGACCTTCGAGAGCATGCCCGAAGCTACTTGATCGGCGAGGTATTGCGCCTCCTCTTGGAGCTCCTTCGGCGTCTTCGGAAGGGCGAGATATTCAATCCGATAGCCGCTCTCGGGAAAGCTGCCGAGGCCGGAGCGGTTTGCGATGGCGGCGGAGATCGAGAGCATTTGCTGATCGGAGCGCCGATACTCCTCCTCGTGCTTGCGCTGCATGATGCGCATGCCTTCCCGGCTTATCGCCAGTGCATAGCCACTTCGCGGATCTCCCGACATGCGAAGCACGTCCGAGGCCGGAAGGCCAGCCGCGACGGATACCCGGCGCTCGTAGTGGCCGATCGCTTCCTGGAACTCGGCCGGAGAGCAGGACACCGGAAAGGTGCCGACGGTAGGTTGGCCTTCGAAGTCGGCGAGCTGCTCGAAGATCAACAGCACCGCAGGATCGGAGATGACGCCGCGCCGACCGTGCCCGTCGGCGTTCTCGTCATTCGTGCCAGTGCCGGCCGGCTCCGCGCCCATGGACCAACGCTGCGCCCATGAGGCCGTCCGCATAATGTGCGCGAACTGTGTCTGGTAGACGGCTGCCTGTAGGGTGCCGTCGAATACCCGCTCCTGCGTCCATGCGTCCCACATTGAGCCGGACTTCACTGGCCTGTAAATCGCGTATGGGATGAACGGGGTACCGTCGGCGAATCGGTAGGGGTAGCGCTCCCCGGACATGTCCCCCTCGAGGTTCTCCGGCGTCGATATGTAAACCTCCGAACGGTTGACGCCGTCGTCCACACGCACCACGTGATAGCTCGGCGCCGAAGGGTCGCGAATGTCGAGCACGTCCCAGCACCACTCGGACTTCTTCGTCAGCGGATCTGTGTAGAGTCGCGCCTCTTTGAGCATGACTGGCACGTCGGGCCTGTCGCTGAACGCCTCGACGGTGACCATATCGGGGAAGACTCGGCGATACGTGAGAAGCCCGTCGGCGACGTTGACGCGAACGAGCATGGTACGGAGGCCGAAGCTATCCCGTTGGATACGGGGCATCATTTGCCAAATACCCGCCGCTGTCATGAGTCCGCCGGACCCCACGAGGCCGGAGATGTCCGCGCCGTCCTCCTGCGATACCGTCGGCGTCTTGTCATACTGCACTGCCATGCCGCTATAGACAGTCTCGGCGACGTTGCTCGACATATCCACGTCCCGGCCCCATGCCTCGAAGCGCGTCTTGCCTACCTGGCGCTGTGTCCGCTCGCGCAAGTCCTCTTCGTGCTCTCCGTACAGAATGCGACGCCGCAAACGGGTGTGACGCCAGCGCTTGCGATCTTCGGAGGATTCGGGCCATGGTGGCGGCTTCTCGTGCATTTATCACCCGTACATGTAGATCGCGCCACGGTTGCGGCGTTTGCGCTTGTCGAAGATGAGATCGTCCAAAGAATAACGCAACGTGTCGATCGCGTGCTTCCATTCGTCGTCCCGTCCGTCCCATTTTAGCAGACTCTCGTGTAACCGAGGACAACGCGCAGAGACGAAGAACCGGCCGCCCACCATGGACTCATGCAGATACTCGATCCCGTGCTGCACCGAGCCTGCACCGTGCCCCTCGCCTCGCTTGACTGTGCGGATCTGCGGCTTGAGCTGCTTGTAGCTGGCCAGGCCCATGAGCAAAGCGAGCGCTCTCATTAGCTTCTGGTTGCTCTTCTTTCCGAGCCTCTTGCCCTGTTTGCCGGCATAGACGCGGTCACCGTAAGCGCGAGCCAGTGCCTTCCACGGAATGTGGTTGCGGTGACAGAGCTCGAGGATAGCTTCGGCGTCCTGGTCGGTCGTCGTTTCGCCGTCGGTGGTGTACTCGTCGATCGCGTATATCGACGGGTGACGCTCGGAGTTGTCGACGCCGACGAGCAACGCGTATTCCTCGAAGTTTCCACCGTGCCCGTGATCGGTGCCGAATCGGATCTCGTACTCCAGATCGGGCAATACCTCGAGGCGCATGGACTCGTTGTAGGCGCTGAAAATGTTACCCTCAACGCTCATCTCCCATTCGCCATGACAGACAACGGGCACCTCGTGCGGGAGCGTGTTCCGGATCACGTGGGCCACCCACTCCGCGTCGCAGGGCGTGCCGTCCTTCAGGCGCAGCGGCTCACTGCGGCCGACGGGTATGAGGTTCTCGGGCACGAGTCGCGCGTGGTAGTCCGCCACAAGTGGCGCGTCTCCTGTCTCGGGGTTCTCGAGCGTGATTCGCTTGAGCCATTCCGTCGGCGCATTCACCGGCGTCAACGTGAGCAAGACAACGCCGTCGCCGGCTTTCATGGTGCGCTTGAGGAGCTCGCCGAAGATACGCGGTGAGGTGGGCGGCTCGTCGAAGAGAGCCACGTCGATCGACGCTGACGACAGGTTGAGGCCGCCCTGCTTCGTGGTCTTGAAGCGGATGATCGAGCCGTTGAGGAATTCGACGAGAGGGTTGTTCGCGTGGAAGCCGTTCTTCGGATCAAAGCGAACGCGCGGATCGATGAGATCCTTCGGAAGCAGATCCCAGAGCTTCTGCTGAATCGCGAGTGACTGTTGCCAGGTGGCGCAGATCACCCACGCTTCGATCGGCCGGGACGGTACCTCGATGAGCGGGTGCGAGCCGAGGCACCGATAGATCACCTCACCGAGCCCGGCCGTCGTCTTGCCGAGTGCTTGGTTCCCGGCTCGGTACAGTTTCACCGGGGCCGCCGAGGATAGCCAGCGGTGTTGAGGTGGGAGCCAGTCGATATAGTCGAGCGGCCGTCGAGCTCGACGCTCCACGTATGTCGCGACTTGAGCGCGTCGAGTCGCTATCATTCGAGGCCGGCGGAAAGCCCGTCGATGATGTCGCGCACAACGTGACGAGGCAGGGTCGACAAGTCCTCGATCATGGCCGCAAGGTTCGCGGCCGGGTCGCTGTCGTCTTCGAGCCTCCGCCGCTCAAGCGCTCGCGCCTCTTCGATGGCCCATATCTGTGACTCGAGCCGAGCGGCTAGGGACTGGAGCCCGGACAACGACGACGCCTTCCCCTCGTCGAGGCACCATTGCACATTGGCCCGCACTTCGCCGAGCTGTCGCCGGAGCGCCTCGAGATGTGACGCCGGCTCGACGGGTGACAGCTTCGGCGGCTTCGTCTTTGGCTTCTGTTTCCAGGGCTTCTGCCCGGCGCGAAATACCCACTTGCGCACATTGGCCGATGGAACGCCTAGCTCGCGCGCTACGGCCGCGGCGGTTTCGCCAGCTTGTATGCGTGCGACGGCTTCGTCGCGGACGGCTGTCGTGACGCGCATCGTGCCTCCCGTGCCCCTAGTATAGCGCAC